CGTCGAACTTACTCGGCGCCGGTGCAGGCGCTATTAGCACGTTCGGAAATATTGGTAGTGCTGTCAGTTCTGCATATAATAGCGGTTCAGGTGGCGATGTCATGGCGGCAATCCGTGCAGTTAATTTGCCAGCGGCTGGTGAAGCTGTCGGCGATATTGTCAGCGCAGTTGCTAGTTTTGGCGGAGATGCCAATGCCAACGACTGGCGTGTTAGATTAAGTCTAGCTAATTGGTCCAGTTTTAAAACAAGTCCTGTATTAAAGCCTTTGAAAGATGCAGGCGGATTAATATTTCCTTATACTCCGAAAATTTCATTAGCTGAAAAAGCAGATTATCAGGCCATCGAAACAGTACATACAAATTACAAATTTCAAGCATTTAGACAAAGCGATCCAGGGCATATAAGAATTGAAGCACCTATGTTTGTAGAAGATGCTACACAAGGTCTTTACTGGATTGCTATGATACACTATTTACGAAGTCTTACCAAAATGTTCGCTGGAAATGATCCAAAGGCTGGTAATCCTCCTCCTATAGTTTTTTTAAATGCTTATGGAAACTATGTTTTTAAAAATGTTCCTGTGGTAGTAACACAGATGGACATAACAATGCCTAATGATTGTGATTACATTGGCTGTAATGTTGTAGGTAGTGCCGCAGGAGAAGTGCAAGGCGTCGCAGACAGCATTGGTGGACTGGCCAGTGTAGGTGCAGGTCTATTAGGCGGGGATAGCGCACTAGGCGGAATACTAGGCGGAGTCAGCGCCATTGCAGGAGGTGTAGGACAAGTTGCAGGACTATTAGGTACTTTTGGTATAGGTGGAACAACCAGTGGCGGTGTTGCCCATGTTCCAACTAAGAGTACATTTAGTGTAACCTTACAACCTATCTACAGTAGAAATAGTGCTCGTAACTTTAGTCTTGATAGATTTGTTAGCGGCGGCTATCTTAATAATAGTTTTGGATACATTTAATTATGGCTACATATAGTAACACCAGTCCTTGGTATACAACTAAGATAAAAAATAATTATCTTGACGTGTTGTCTATTAGGCCAGTCAGTGCAGATGTGGACGATTTTCTTTACACAATTGAACCACAGTACACTTATCGTCCTGATTTGCTAGCATATGATTTATACGGAGAAGTAAATCTCTGGTGGGTGTTTATTCAACGCAATTTGGATGTATTACAAGATCCTATTTTAGATTTTGTTCCAGGAACACAAATATACATACCAAAAGGTAGCGGATTAAAAACTGTCCTAGGATTATAACATGAGTTTAGACGGGATTCCCGGAATAGCAGATTCTGCAACGCAGGCTGTTAATGCTGTAAACAATGCAGTAACAACATTTACATCTAGCGGATCTGCCGGTGGATTAAGTTCTGCACTGAGCGGCATTTCTGGAGCATTATCTGGCATAGGTAATTTTTTTAGAGGCATTGGTGCTGGACAGCAATTGCCTTTACCTAATCCATTGTTTGCTTATGCCAGTTACAATTACGTTATTGGACTAGGGTGTTTATCAGAAAACGATTTAAATTATCCTGATAAAACTTATAAAGTAGGCGGAAATATTTCTCTCATATGTAAAGATGCTAATGCAGATCCTAGCAATAGAGTAAACACAGCCTACGGGAAATCTGATTTTTTTATTAATAATTTGCAATTGGCTAGTGCAATTGGCTGGGAACAATTTAGTTTCAATACTAATGTAATGCATTTAAGTTTTGAAATTATTGAACCTTACAGCATGGGATTGTTTATAACCAGTTGTCAGCAAATTGCACAAGAAAAGGGCTGGGATAATTGGAGAGAAGCTTGCTTTATTATCACTATTGATTTTAGAGGTAATACTGAAACAGGCCAAATAAAAAATATTCCTAAAACCAGCAAGCACATACCTTTTAGTTTTGTTGACATGCAAATGACTGCCGATGCCTCTGGTAGTCGATACAAGTGTACCGGCATGCCTTATAATCAAATAGCACTTACAGATGATATTGCCGAAATAAAAAGTGATTCTTCTGCGTCAGGAAAAACAGTTCAAGAAATATTGCAGACTGGTGAAAACAGTTTTCAAAGATTTTTGAATCAACGTATGAAAGAACTTGAAGATCAAGGCCTAGTTAAAAAAGCCGACGAGTACTTGATACTGTTTCCAAAAAATACAGCAAGCTCTGCCGATGCTAGTCAAAGTTCTGATTCTACAGAAAATTCCGGTAGCGCAACACAATCAGCAAATGCATCTAGTAGTATTACTTTATACAGTCAATTGGGTGTTAGTAGAAGTAAAACAAATCAAACACTAACACAAGATCCATCGGACTGTAATGACATTGGATCTGCTAGTTTAGGGTTTGATGAACAGCGTAAAGCTGATCCACCGTTTGCTAAAGAAGAGCAAGTATATGATGTAAAAACTGGAACTTTTAATACTGGTAAATTTAAATTTGATAAATCTGTGACTGAAATGCGATTTGCACAGAATTCAAAAATTCCACAGGTAATTAATCAAGTTATACTGCAAAGTAATTTTGTAAACACTGCATTAGATTCTACTAAGATAACACCCGAAGGTTACAGAGACTGGTATAGAATAGCCACTAAAGTTTATACTATTGGTGAGACACAAGATAACACTGGTGTTAAACCTAAACTTATAGTATATCAAGTGGTACCTTATAAAGCTCATGCTAGTAGACATTTAGCCGCTGGCACTAAAGCTCCGGGGTTTGAAGAACTAAAAAAACAAGCAGTAAAAGTTTACAATTATCTTTATACTGGTAAAAACGTAGACATTATAAATTTTAAAATTGAACTTAATAATAGTTTTGTATTTTCCATGCCAGTAGACGGGCTAGAAAAAACTCAAGATAAAATAACGTCTAATCAATCAGGTGCTAAAGATCCTGAAAAAATACAAAATGTAACTTATATGCCTGACGGCAAAGCGCCAGCGGCTAAACCTGGTATCATGCCTACTATATTAAAATGGGTTAATACAATAACAGGACAAGATCGTAAAGGCGGCGGCGGACAAGAACAACAAGCTCAACGTGCCGCTAAAATGTTTAATGATGCATTAAATCGATCATTTGACATGTATAATTTAGAAATGAGAATTATTGGAGATCCTTATTGGATCGCTGAAAGTGGCACTGGTAACTACACTAGCGAACAAGCTACACAAAATTTAAACACAGACGGTAGCGTCAATTATGAAAATGGTGAAGTTGATATAGTTGTTAATTTTAGATCACCTGTAGATATTAATCAATCAACTGGTTTATATAACTTTGGCGGTAGTAGTAAAAGTGCTCCAGTAGTACAGTTTAGTGGATTATATCTAATACAACAAGTAATCAGTACTTTTAGTAATGGAGAATTTACACAAATATTATCGGGATTCCGTAGACCTAGTCAAGAATTTGACGACGATAATGATCAAATACCATCGACAACTGGGCAAACTAAAACAGCTCCTAATACTGATTCAGATAAAGACTCAACCTAATCATGACATATTCCGATCAAAATAGAATTAGTTCTCAAGATAAAGAAGCTAGACCAGGCCCGTTCCTGGCTCGAGTGATTAGCCATCTGGACAGTACCTACATGGGCATGTTGCAAGTAGAATTATTAAGACCTACAGGCAACTCAGGAGATTCTGGACAACTACATCAAGTAAAATATATGAGTCCATTTTATGGAGTCACTGGCGCAGATTTCGTTAGAGAAGATCCTGACAACTACGGAAACACACAAAAGAGTTATGGTATGTGGGCAGTCCCCCCAGATGTAGGAACGATAGTAGTTGTTATTTTTATTGACGGAGATCCTAAGCGTGGATATTGGATGGGATGTGTACCAGATGAAGGCATGAACTTTATGGTACCAGGAATCGCCGCCACTGAAAATAATGTTGAAGGTACATATACTAGAGCTCCAACAGCAGAATACAATAAACGAGTTAACGGGGATAATCCTCAAGACTCTACTAAATTTAAAAAACCTACCCACCCATTAGCTGATGCAATTAGCAATCAAGGTTTAATAAACGATGATATTAGAGGAATAACAACTTCTAGTGCTCGACGAGAAGTTCCTAGTATGGTCTTTGGTTGGAGTACTCCAGGTCCTGTTGACAAACAGTCGGGAGCACCGAGAGGTTCGATTGGCAAAGAAGATTACAAAATACCAAATGCTTTTATAAGTCGACTTGGCGGCAGTACATTTGTCATGGATGACGGCGATGACAAATTTTTACGTAAAACAAAAGCTGGTGATGGTCCTCCAGAATATGCCAGCGTACTAGCTGGCGACACCGAAGGTGATGTAACAATTCCGCACAACGAACTTATAAGAATACGTACCAGAACTGGACATCAGATCTTATTACATAATAGCGAAGATTTAATTTATATTACTAACAGTCGTGGAACTGCTTGGATAGAATTAACCAGCAACGGAAAAATTGACATCTACGCAGAAGACAGTATTAGTCTGCATACACAAAATGATTTTAATGTTACTGCTGATAGAGATATTAATTTTACTGCTGGTGCAAATATTAACATGAATGTTGGAACTAGTATGTTTGTTACTACAGGATCCGATTTGCAAGTTAGCGTAGGAGCTAATGGCGCCATAACTGTTGGAAGTAATTTTGATCTAAACACAGGTAGTAATAATAATTTTACTGCTGGCAGTAATACAAACATTAATAGTGGCGGAAATCATTTTGAAACAGCAACTCAAATACATATGAATGGTCCGGCAGCCGCAACAGCTTC